TAACGTTACACTAAACGTACTAGGTAGTAAATTCGTTTTACTTTGATAAAATTTTTGTTGATATAAAACAATATCATTTTCATAATATGCTATTGAATCACTATAAACACCTTTATAATTTTTGTTCTTACCAGTTGCATAATCATATGTGTTTCCAGTTGCGTCCTCACCGTGATTAAAGAAATACACCCTTCCTGGATTTTCAACAGTATTAACATCTTCAGTACTAACATACAAATAATGTAATTTGTCATTTGTAGCAAATTCTACTTGCTTACCAAAATATTTGTTATTTGCATTATGTTCAGAAATGTATCCATAATTTAATGAATATTGACCACTAGCTGTTTTATCATAAGTTAAAATAATTCCTTCATTAGTATATGCACTTGCTTCGCCATCAGTGTGTGCTGGAATATTAAGTTTTTGTACCCAGTCTTTGTTTAATGGTGTTGGATAATTAGGTGTTCTAGCAATTCCACTAACTGTACTGCTTGAATAAAAATGTACTTCTAAGTCATTTTGAAACGTTGACGAAGTGACAGGTAACTGAGATGAATCCGGGTTCTTAACAACAACCATTTTACCTGCATTCGCAGAATCCATATCCGCATGATCTAACCTCCCCGATAAACGATTTACGCCTAGACTAATACCATCTTTAATACTAATTGTACTAGTTTCGCCATTATTAACTCCGAACTTAAATGTTCCTATTCTATCTTTTACATATAATCTACACGTTAGTAATTGCTCTTGTAAATATGTAACCTCAGCTGTAGCACCTGTAATATTATCAATAATAACTTGTCCTTCTTGCGGAATATAAGGATTTCCACTACCGTCAAAGTTTGTAAATGTTATATCAACAAAGCCTGACCACAAACCATGAATTATATGTGTTGGATCATTTAAGTGTGCAAATGTTAAACCTAATGATGCTGGATCAAATACTGAAATTGGGGCGACGCCGCCTCTAATAGTATTAACCCACATTTTAAAAGTCTCTGATACATTAACAATATCTGTAAAAACTTTAGGAGCTCTTATAAACCAAAGCTCACTTAAATTAGGTAATCCATTTTTATCATAATAACTTAGATGTCCTAGTCTTCCACCTCTTGTTGGATCTGGAACAAGACTTAATGCACGAACTTCATTCATTGTATTACCAAATATAACTGGTGAACGTGATTCAGCTTGGGTAATAAAATCTTGCCCTATAATATTTGGAATTGTTATTTCTTGTGCTGATACTGTTGTAGTAAAACTAGGTAAACCTTCAATTTTCCACCATCCACTAAATGTAGATGCCGCTGAAGTTGGATTAACTAATGAAAATGTTCCGCAACTTTGTGCATTTAAAGTAAGTGTATCAGTAGCATTAAATCCTCCACTAACATCTTTTATATAAAGTATTGCTTGACTAACATTTTCAATTCTAATATATGCTACTTCACCTATAGCAGTACTTGATGATACTGAATCTCCAACTACTGGAATACGTATTATATTATCAACATATAATACTGCATCAATCTTGTCCGCAATAGTTTTGCTACCTTCAAATGCCGCTACGCCTGGCCCTGTTGCACCCCACGGTAAAATACCGTCTGGATAGTTTTGTGAAAATTCATTCCAATTAAGAACTACTGTATCACCTTGTGATGATCCTTCATACTGTTCAAGTGGAGCTCTAATTAACATATGATCTGTAGTAACATCTAACCCATAATCACCTCTTATAGCATAAACTATAGAAGGATATGAATTATTTCCACTATTATAATTTGCTTCTTCTATAAATGATGTTGACCAAAAACTTGGAAACGTTAATGCGCCAGTTGCCGCTGTAATTGGAAATTGAGCTTCCCAGAAAGTTTCTAAATACTTAATAATATCGCCGGCAACATAAGCTATTCCACCATCAAAGTCACCCTTCCATTTATTTTTTACATTACTAGCATTCGGGGCACTAATAACTAAATGTTTTCCATCATTACTTAATGCAATACTAGAACCGAATTTTCCTGGGCCTGTATAAAGATCAGTTGGTGCAGTAATAGTTTGTCTATGATAATAATCTACATTATCTGAAACTCTAATAAAAACATAAACTTTTTCTTGTTCACTAGCTGATGCAACTAAAATAGTATTTCTATCATCAGTTGCAAAAACTTTACCAAACAAATGCCCTTCACCAGTTGCTAAATTAGATATTTGTTGATGTGAACTGTATGTTGGTATATTTTGTAATACAGTCCAATCACCAGTATCATCATCATCAACCCAAATTAGTTCACCTGTTTGTAATTCACTATTAATAATTCTAGTATTTGCGTCTGACATTGACGCTACTCTGGCTGATATAAATGTAGTAACAAATCCGTCTGCTACTTCTACATCTTCTGTTTCACCGTTTGCATAACAAACAATAGTATCTAATACTATTTCTTTAACTTTAAAAAATTTCTCAGCACCAACAACATCAAGTACTCCAATAATACCATCGTTAGATGCTTTAGCAATATAAGAGAGGACCTCTCCTATTTGATTATCAAGTTGTATTGTTATTGTGCCAGCGGCAATATCAGAAGTTACAGCTTTAACTCTGTCTCCTGTTCCTACATACTTAACAACGTCCCATGATGTTCCGCGTGAGCCTGTCCATACATAATCACCAACGTTTAAATCTGTAAGAGTAGCATTAAGAATATCATCAAATTTTGCAACTGTTAATTTAACATCCTGCTCATTAACATATCCTGCTGTTTGAACATATTCAGAAAATACTGTACGTTTAGGAAATGGTTTATGATTATAATTATTAGGTTTAAGATAAACTTCAAATGGTCTTATACGATAAATTAAATCAGTTTCTGTTCCTGAAACAGTATCAACTAATTCTACTGGTTGCGGAGATAACTTAAATCTAGCTTCGTCTAATTTAAATTCTACTTCGTCAAATCCATCTACAGAACCATACTGTCCTAATTTAACAGCCCATTCTTCGTAAAAATTAATACTATCTTGATCTGCACTACTTAAAGCATCAAATAATTTTGTTAAACTATTTTGTGTTCCCTTGTCTTGAATATATCCTTGATAAAATTTATATTGACTAACATCATCATTAATAATATTTGCAAGATAATCTCTTTTTTGATATCCTATAAGATGTTGTGCTATTTTTTGTTGCTCTGTATCAAAGTTATCAGTATCTAAATCATAATAATCTTTAAATTGTTTTGCTTTATAATCCAAATTAGGTATTAACTGAGCTTCAGGCTTTGATGATAACCTTTCCCAATTAGATGCATCAAAATCGGCTACGCCAGGAATTTTTATTTTAGCAATATAATAAAACTCTTTATATTGTACCGTATCACCTATAGCATAATCTTTATATGATTTCCACTCGTTAACAACTACATTATCATAAACAAATCCTGGAATATTTAAAGAGCCTTTCCAGTCATCAGTTCTGTAACCTAAAACTTTAATCCGCTCTTGTCTATATCCTGGTTCTAAATCATAAATGATATCATTAAAAACTGTATGATTATCAAGTAGACAAACGTGTTCTTTTTGTATTAACGCTAACTTAACAGCATATATACCGTCGGCAGTATTTCGTGGAGTTACCTGGAATTCATTATTATTACTTCTATAAACTTGAACAAATTCTTTATCAAGTTTCCTACCGTCTGCTTTTAAAAGTGTGTAATCATGAAAGCCATCAAAAATATTATCAGCAACATAATAGTCTCTTTTAAACTTTAACTTATTAGCGCCAGGACTTAAAGTTATAACACTATCTTCTTGCCAGTTTTGTGTAGTCCAGAATAAAAATTCTTTAGCACTTAACTCCCAATTTTCAACTACTTCAATTGCAGGATTAAAATAATTAAAATCAAACCCTTGTGCTTCTAACCACTTGCTATAACCTAATAAAAAGTCAACAACCTCTTGAACAGTTGTTAACAAAGTACCATAAGCTAATTCCTTTATAGAAGTAGTATCATACTGACGTCTAAAAAATGCTTCTCTACCACCAGTTACTGGTAACTCGACTAGTCTAGCAAAAAAGTCTGCCTGAAATGAATCTGTACTAGTATGAGCTTCTTTAACTCTATAATATTCTTGATTAAATGCTACAGTTTGTCCAAGTACATATACTTGATTTGGTTTCCAATCAAGAAATGAATCAGTGACACCGCCAACTCTTGCAACAGGATCATCTGCTAATTCGAGTGCCTTAAAATATTTCAAATAAGGATTAGTTTTATCGTATCCTTTTATAATAAATCCTGCGGCTTTCTTTTCAATCATAATGCCGCTATAACTAACTAAATCAACTACAGAACTTGTATTTAAAAATATCTTATAGTTTTCATCAGGAACAAAAACGTTACCTTCATTATACGGAGTTCTACTATCTAATATTAATTTAAACTTATCTTTATGTGTAAATCCAGCAACTTTAAGTCCTAACTGATTTTTTACAGATTTTAAAGATTTCATATAACCAGTATACGTACCTAATGACTCTGAATTAATATAATCGCAAATATAATTAATTAATCCTGAAGTATTAACTCGAGTAGTATCTAAAACTGTATTTGGAAAAACTACATCTTCTAATCTAAGTCTTCTACTAGTTTCACTATAAACAATTTCTTTTGCTGGGTTTCTAATTATCCTTGATCTATCAAATGCTAGTCCCATAATTTTAGTTGGCTGATTAAGGATCCAACTACAAATAAATGCGAATGGATATTCACTACTTCTTCGCCAAGCTGTTTCTGTTGGGGCTTCGTCTCCGAATATAAATTCTTTATCTGTTAAAACAAGAACATAATTTTTAGCAAAGTTGCTATCTAATGGGCTTAATAAATTACCTTCACCGTCAACAGGAATATGTTTTGTAACATCTTTTCTAGCATACGCTGTAAGATAATTTAATGCTTTATCTGGCTCTCTAATTATACCATCTTCAATATCTTTCCATAAAATCTTATTTTCTCTAGTGTATGGTGCTGGACCATATACTGTTTTCCACCAAGTTGGTTCAATAGTATATCCTAATATTTCCCAAGGGTGTGTATGCGGACGATCAGTATCATATGCTTCTTTATAAATTGCTCTCCAGTAACCAGATAGTTTAGCTCCTTTAGGAGACATCATACTACTATAATTAAATGTAAAACTATTTGTTCTATCATAAAAACTATGATCTGTGTAATCTAAGTTACCAACGTTATCTAGCCAACCTACAAAATCTGTAATTAATGCTTTATCTCTTGCCCATTTACTAAAACCAGTGTCTCTAGATTCACCACCAATAAATTCGTGTATGTCTAAGATAGTCGAATCATATTGTGTTTTTATGTTATTAAAAATTCTATTTTCTAATTCTAATAACAGCTCATCTCTAAAATCACCATAACAAACAAAAATATTTCCGTCGTGTCCTTGAATAACTTCTGTAGGTGTTTGATAAGTGTTGTCAATGTATTTTACAGGTTTATACTTTGGATATAATCCTAATTTTGTAGGAGTTGGTGGAATATAACTTCCGTCAGTACTTTCATATTCATAAATATCAATTATATCATCAACCACTTTAGTTGCTGTAATTGTTACAAACCCTATATGATCAGTTTCAAATATATAATCTATACCATGTTGTAATTGAACTTTATTTTTATAAATGTAAACAGCCCGGTTAGATAACGTGTTTAAATTAAAATCTTTTGACAACGCAAAAAATTGTGTATCTTTATCCTTAACATTATGACTTGTTAGATTATATGTTCCAACACCGATCATATCACTAAAGTAAAATGGCATATCATTCGATTTACTTTGAACTACCGCTTCTATTACTTTATCAAAATGAACGTTTGTTTCTCCTGTAAAGCCTACAGTATCAGCGTGTTGAAGAAATAATCTTCTAAATTTACCATATTCTTTACTAGCATATCTAATTGCTTTAATAATATTTGCATTAGTATCAGTAATATGATACAAAGCAAGATCAACTTGCCCACTATGTTGTACAAAACGACGACCATATGGAGAAAGGTTTCCCATGTCTCTTAGATTACTTTTACCAGGAAAAGTTCCAACCCAACTATCATTATATTCAGACATTGTCTGAACATGGTCTGTTACTTCACCTACTGTAAACGCAAGAACATTATCATTTAATGGATTTCTTTCTAAATTATGAGGGATTTCGTAATATCCGTTAGCATTTTTCTTTGTAGCACTATTAGACACAATTTTAACTACATCATCTTCTACTAACTCGTTAACAAACGTAATAAATGCTATACCATTAATTCTATTAAGTACATAATCTGTTAGATTAAACTTTCTTACATTATTAACATAAACTCTTACCCATAGATCATTTAAGTCACCACTATTGTCATAAACATCAATAGCAAAATCATTAGATTGTGTAGTTACAACATACTGTCTTATAACGTGTTGTCTACTATTTTTAATAGCTTTGATCCAACCAGACGTATATGTAAATGTACTAAGATCAGTATACTCTTTTAATAATGTTATATCAGTATTTCCTTTTAAAACTGCATTATCTTTTTGATAGGTATATGTATCATTTAATAAATCAAAATTAAATAAAATATCACCTGTATTTTCTAATGCTCTATAACTTAATGAAAATCCTAACTCTGCATCTTTAACATTACCGGCACCTACTTTATAACTAAAAACCTTATTCCCAAAAAATGTTGATGATGGATAATAAGTTGTATCTGCTAAAGCATATCCAGTACTATCAAATAAATCAAACAAAGGCGGTTGATTTGTGCCAATTTTATCTTGTCCAGCTTTCCACTCGGTACCATTATAATACCACATCTTACCCCTATACGCCTCACCATTTCTAACTAATACTGTTTCATTTTCAAGTGGTGTTGTGTCTGGTTCTTCAATAAGACTAATTTGTCTTATAAGATTATGTGTAATAAATTTAACTTTAAAAATTTTTCCTGTTACTCTGCTATCAAGATCTGCAGTAAACAATATACGCATACTGTCAACAACATCTATACCATCAATATTATATCCTGTTGCTCCTTCAATATTAGAGAACACATCTGTAGTAAAGGTATCAAGTAAATCAATATCATCTTTAGCACTAGTACCAAAGTTGTATAATTTTAAGTTATCATCAAATTCAATAATTGGACGCTTTGCTCTATAATCTTGATCTAACTCTGGTGTTGTTCCTGTAAGTGTTGCAGACTGTTCAATAACTTCTTTATGAAACCATCTATTATATCTTGACCAGGGGTTTCTGCTTTTAGATGCTTTATTAACTACAAGATAATCTTTTGTTCCTGCAAAACTATTAGCATTACTGTACGGCAGTTTATCAAATCCTACGCTATCAAACAATACAGGTACATTTTCTGAATATGAAGCTGGGATTTCTAAATCTTTTTCATGTACTAATTTAATTTCTGTACCAACACCTTCAACATACCACTCACCTTCACCATACTTTTCTGGCGTTACAGTTCCTTGGAAATAAACTTTCATTCCATTTGAAAAAGCTACTCCACCAGTACTTGTATAAGTTTTTTTACCTAAAATTTCAGCTTCAACGTCTATTGTTGTATTATCAATTGCATCTGCAATTTGTATTAATCCACTTGCATTAATATCATTTCCGTTTACATAAAATAATGTGTCAGGAGCATTATCAGGAATTGTCCATGTAATAGTTCCAACATCAATTGTTTGTGTACTATCATCTAGCCCTGTACCAAATAACAAACTAGGATCTAATGAACGTGCAGTTCTAAAAGTTAATGGCATTCCAGACGCATCAATGTCAAACATATATGTTTGTCCTCTAAATAATTTTAATGTAGGATTAGATGTTAATCCATCTGGTGTAAAAATATAACTGTTATTGTCTATATTATCTTTTTTAGTTACTGTATAAGTGCTAATAACATCTTTAGCATTACCGGCAATACCTAAACCTATTGGACCGTTTGGTAACCAATAATATTCTCTAAAGTTTACAAACTTATCCCAATCAATATGAGGATTCCAAGCATAATATTCCTGACTATTAAGTTTACTATGATCGTCTACAGTTCCGCCGAATGCTTTTATTTGATTAATATAATCGTTATAATCTTTATAAAAAGTAACATTATTTAGATCATCTTTTACTACTACCGCTGGTTCTACTTGATAATTTTCTCTATCAGCATTATGTTCAGGAATATAAGTATCATCGGCTTTGTATGCTTTAGCAGTACGTTTACCAAAGAAGCCACTTAATTTTTCAGCTACACCGGGTTGGGTTAATTGATCTAAAGTTGCATTAAGAAACTTTTTGTTAGTTGGAGTACGAAAATATCTTGGAAGTAATTCCGCACTATGCCTACGTGGTGGTGTTGCACTACCGGCTGGTAACGGATATTCATGTTGGTCATCAGTAAAGGGCATTAGACGTTATTACTCCCAGAGCTTGACGACGTTGTACTTGTTGTATATGTACTAGCACTTTGTAACCCCGAATTAGTAGCCGTTGCGACAGTTAAAACTTTACCTGAAGCTTTTAATCTACTTGCTGTAACGGCATCTATTACTTCAACATTATCAACTATCGCTCCACTAATAAAAATTTCATCCGCTTCAGATTTAATCTCATACAAACTACCAAACCCTTGCAACTCTTGATTCGGAACAATTACAATTGTTACTAAATCCGGTGCAACACTGGCCATAATAAACGTACTCAACTCTGAGAAATAAAACGTATCTCCAAAATCCCAATTATCTAAAGCAAAGAATCGATTGACTGCTGAAATAACTTTTGCCTTAATTGCATTAGTATTAACAACTTGGTCTGGATTTTTAACTATTTTAAATGTTGCTTGTAAATCTAAATCAGCATTCGCGCCAAACAAAACTTTATATTTCACAGGATGATAAATTACTTCATCACTAATTGACTTAATTTTATTAATTTCAGATCCATAATTATTAAACAAATTATCGCTACTTGGTGGTAACGGTTTTACTGTTACTGCCCCATCTAAAAATTCTCTAAATGAAGCATCATAACTTTTTGTTAATAGATATGTATCAATAACATTACTGCTACTTGGGTCAATTCTATTATCATCATCTGCCGCGTGTATATATTGAAATTTAAGTTTGTCTCTTCCAACAAACGCTCTATATTCTGTTGTTAATACTAGCGTCCCTGATGTTAATGTTTTAAATACATTCTCTGTAACTAGATAAAAAACTTGTCCGTCAGTATATTGACTTAATGCACCTACAACACTTTCAGATTGTTTTATATCTAGTGTTGCACCGTCAACATAACTATAATCTTCAATTCCATCAGTAGTAATATATTTCTTTTGGAATATAAATTTTGTTAAAGGACTTATTGCTTCATTAACAATTTCAAGAAATGTCTCAGGATCATCAACAACACCGTCTTCATCGGCATCATAAAAACTTACTTCGACTTTTTTACTATCAACATATCCATCTGAATCACGATATGCATCACTAATTTCCCAATCATGCTGTATAGTAAACGGTGTTAATGCATCTGGTTTTAAGTTAATAGACAAAACTGAAATTTTATCTTTAATAATTTGTCCTGTTTTATTATCAAATACTTTATCAGCACTATCATAATAAAATCTAATTTCTTCAGCACTTTCAAAAATATATCTTAAACTACGATATGTAATTGTATACTTTTCACCATCTGTTTCAAATAATAATAACCAACTTGCATCTAATTGTTGATTAGTAGTATCTCCGGTTTTACCTAAACTGAATTCTCCAAGAATGTTTAAGTTATTTTCGATAACAACTCGCCATTGTCTTAAATTAATATCATACCTTAAACCAAACGTTTTATTAGAAAATAATTGATCAACTATCTGTGTTTTTACATTGTCTACTAGTGTTTTAGAAAACTTAGGTACAATCTGATTTAAAACGGCCGTTGACGGAACAATGTCATTAAGTATAATAGGTCCTGATCCATCTGTATTATCAACAGCACCATCACCAACAATACTAACTACTTTAACCCATTTATAATCAAACGATCCTGGATGGTTTGCATCTCCCGCCATTAATGTACCATCTTTCATAAAATGATATCCAGCCGGTGGTAAAAATTTTATTAATGTGCCTTCTTCAAGAAATCTTAATGAACTACCTGTATAACTTCCAACTTGAAATCTTGTTCCGTCACTATCTTGCAAATGTCCTGTTGTTTGATTAGTACCTTTTGTAGTTTGTACCCAATTAGCTCCTAAATCTGAAGCAATCGTTTTAGGAAAGTTTGTTAGATAATAATTTAATAATTGCTTTTCAGCTAAGACAGGTTGAATAGTTTCTTCTATAATTCCTTCAAGATCTATTTTTGTTGTATATGTAAAATTCTTATATTTTGTTAATGTTTCTTTATATACAAGACCGTCATTACCAAATAAATTTGTACTAGAATATTTTCCAGTACTATCTAGTAAATCAAAATATCGTGAAATTCCACTTGCTGTTCTATTAACACTTTTAACTTTAACAATCTCTTGACTAATTCTTAACGGTGCAACTTGATAATCTTCACCAGTAACCATTCTATTTTGTGTATAATACGTTGCAGGTGCATTTTCACGAATGCTTGAATTTGATTCTGTAGTACTTGCATTATCTATAGTATATTTCAACGATAAAGTAATATTAAGTGTTTCTTGATTTCCAACTGCTGACGTATAAGGAATTGCTACTCCAATTGACGCCATGTCTGCTGGAATAATATCATATGCTTGGTTAATACTTGATCTATAATAAACTCTAAAATCGCCCTTAGGTAGATTTCCAAACGTACCATCTGAAAAAATTAAATTAATTTTATCTTGTGCTTGGGTAAGAACAGCATAAATGTTTCTAAGATTTTTACGGAGACTATTATAAACAATATTATTTCCTTCAACTGCATCAACTTTAGTCCATAATTCAGATTCAGCACCAATTGAATTTAATTTATAAAGCCAAACATCTGTATTATTAATATTAGTAGCATCAATGGCAATAGTTTGATTAGTACTAGGAGTATTAACTGAAAATGATCCTTGATCTAATGTACCTTGTCTAAAATGACAAAAGTAACCACTATTAGTACTTCCAGGACCACGACCGTCATCTTTATATAAAAATGCTAAACTATTTCCTGGTAAAGGTGGCTCTTCAGATATAACTCCACTAATAACATCTGCTGAAACTATTTGGAACTGAAGATTTCTTCCATCAATATTTTTACTGTAACTAAACACAGGAACATCTGTATTACTTGCTCTATATCTATATTGATATGTTGGTATACCTTCTACTGTATCTTTTTTTACTGGGCGGCCTATTTTTGAATTTACTGGTAATGCCGCATTAAGAACTTTTTCAAATTGTTCACGCCAGTCTGGATTAGCTGGATCATTCCAAACAATAGTTTGGGTAGCTAAATTAGTACCATTTGAATCTACTACTTCCTCAGTAGTTGATACTGCTTCAAATTTGATTAATCCATTAGCACATTGATTACGCTTTGGATTATATGACAATAATCTTGCTAAACGTAATACTGATTCTCTACGTTCTGCTAATTCTAAAAAGTTTTCTCTGGAATTAAGGTCGATACGATAAGAAATATTTTGCCCTAAAAATGCAATAAGATCAATTAATGCTAGATATTCACTAGAATCAATATAATCATTAAAATCTTCAGGATAATTCTCACGTATATAAGCAATCATAGTACGACGTAGACCATCAAAATCGTACGATCTAAAGTCTGCATTTCTAAATGTTTGATATACACGCTTCCAGTCTTCTGCAAGAAGCAATCTATTTTGTCTATTTGTTACTGACATAGTTTTTCCTTATTAATACTATTTATTTGAATCCGTTAACCACATACTTAACCCGATGCTTCATCGAACTTTAATCTCAGTTGTTCTGAAATATTATAAGGTAGATACGTTAAATTACAATCAATTATGATACCAGATTCATACTGATCAATAACAATACTATCTACATTTACTCTTGGATCTCCATTAACAATCTCAGTAACATTTTGAGCTATAACTTGTTGTAGCTGTTCTGTTAATGGTTCATGAATAACGTCCCAAATAATTGTCCCAAACTCTGGATTTTCTAACTTTTCACCCTGTCGTATATGAAAGTTATTTAAAATATCTTGTTTAATTAATGCAACATCATATAAAATATTACTTTTATTAGCTGGATCAATAGTACTTAACCCACGATACGCCTTGCTCGGAGGAATCGACTGTTGACCTTTTGCAGTAGTTACCCTTATTTGTTTATATAAATCTCTATCTGATATACTCATAACTTACCTTACTTTTTTGCTTCCTTTTTAAATGGATCTGCTGTAGCTACAAATTCAAGATCATTTTTAACTGTTATTAAATTATCTCTATCTGTTGTTACAATTTTAAATGCTCCAGGATTCATATTCTCATGCTGATTCCAAGGTTCATGCATTGGAGCTCTTTGTGATAATGTTCCTAACGCATTATTTGTTGGGAATCCAGGCAAAATGTGTTTATTAAGAGCTGAAACGATTTTAGCACCTGACGCCATAGGACCATTCATATGAATTGGGTCAGCAGTTTCAAAATGACCGCCACCTGACTTAATATGTGAGCCTCCTCCTGATGTAATTATAGTTTCACCATTTGTTTTATACTCAGTACTACCTATTGTAGTAACCCATTGATTGCCTCCGATTAAACATTTAAAATCATTAAATGTTTCGATTTGAATATTACCTCTACGTAATTTAATTTCGCCATCTTCACCTAATCCAGTATATGATCCACTTGCTTTAAAATCTATATTAGCTCCTGCTTCAACAGTAATATTTCTATCAGCTGTTAAATTTAAATCATTTTCAGTATGAAAACTCATACTATCTTTTGCATAAACATCTATTTTTCCATCTGATGTTAATTCGAGCCAAGCTGTTCCTTTCGAATTAGCAATATAAATTAAATCTTCTGTATTATGTAATAAGACTTGGTGCCCAGTTCTTGTTCTTAATCTAACTAATTCGTTATGTGGTAATTCGCGTGATCCATCTGTTTCGTTAAGTTGTATATTAGCATACTCTGGTGGACCGTCACTTGCTGACGTTTTTCTTAAAAGTTTATCATTACCATCATCCATTACAAAAGATGTGCCACCTAGTCTACTGCGAGGAGCACTAACTTGTGAATCTTTAAG